CCCCACGACTCTAACGCTTTTCTAGTTTCTGGAATTAGATCTAGTTTTGTGGTCGTATGACCTTGAGCATCTCTCAAATGTTTCGTGGAGCTGTGAGTTTGGCAAGGTGGCGAAGCGGCTATAACATCGAACTGCTTAAGAAAATCTTTGTCAGCCAAAATCTCTAAAGCATCGGCGTGAATGAACTCAAACGGATATCGTTTTTGCTTTTTGATATCCACGCCAACAACTTCGAAACCCGCTCGATGGTAACCAACGCTTGCTCCACCGGCTTTGCAAAACAAATCTAAAAGTTTCATTGCTTTCCGATCGCTTGCAAAATCATTTGCTTGGTTATGCCTTGCTTTTCAAAATCTTTGAAAACCTTTTGTTTGACGGCAGAATTTTTATGACTCAAAAGCGATTTTCTTTCTTCAGTAGTCATTCCGCCCCAAACACCATAATTTTCGTGATGAGTGCCATAGGCTAGACATTGCGCCCAAATTGGGCAAGGCGCGCATTCAATGCGAAAAACATCAAAATTGAATAACTTTGAAACGCCTCTTTCTTCAATTCGATAGAAGAAATTGACTGGCAGACCTTGACAAGCGGCACGATCCCAGTCCACATCTTTGAACTCTGGATTTGCGTAATTTTCAACGAGGGCATCAAACTGATCACGATTATAAAAACCATCATCAAATCGATGAATCTCGTACTTTTCAATCCAACGAAAGATCGTTCTCTGTGTGACTCCGTAACGAATCGTTGCTGCTTTGACTGAGATCTTGTTTACTTCGTTTTTGCTGGACACCCGTTAACTCCTGTCGCATCGTAGTAATCGCAATATGAGCGACAAAAGTAAACATCTTTTTCGGCTTCAGGCACTTCACCATTAGAAACCATTTCTTGAATCTCAGCAATCCACGCTAAACCTCGTTTAGCCATCTCTGGATCGTAAGGCTCGCTATGCTCTCTGATATCTTCAGACTCACCATCTCGGGAGATCGCAACGAGCGAAACTGTTTCTACTGGATATCCATTTTCGCTCACTAAGTAGCCATAGAGCTGAACCTGCATTCTTTGTTGTTCAGATGGAAAGTAACGCAATGATTTCTTTTTAGTAGTTTTCCAATCCACAACTTGCTTACGATCTTTAATGTACAGATCGATATGACCGCGCAATCCTTCAGTTTTGAATTCTTGCTCAATCATAAAATTATCGCCAAATGGATCTTCGCGCTTAATTGCTTCAGCAATACCGGCGTGAATAAAAGTTCCCATAATCGCGGCAAGTTTGTCAGTTTGATTGACTTTAGGTGCTTGCGTAAGGTTGTAGAAAACCCTGCGTTTGCAATCGCCAACAGATGATGGACCGATATCAACTTGCAACGATCTGTCGCGCTGAGCATCGTGACCAGATAAAGCTCCCGCCAGCATCTTTTTAATTTCCATTAAATTTCCATCCCTGTACGAACCGAAGTTCCGATCGAGCGAGCAATATCGACCTGAACACGAAGGCGAGCCACATTCGCACGATTAGCCTTCACGATTGCTTCATCCATCGAAACGATCTTATGTAGTTCAGCATTTTGTACGAGTGCCATATCCTCGCGTTCGCCGACTGTGTAATTCTTTCCAGTCGGAGATGACTTCTGCGAAAGTTCAAGGCGGGTGCGAGCCATAGCGATTTCGTAATCAGCCTTGTGTTGCTGATAAAGCGACTCAGTATTTACTAAATCATCGTGCGCTTCATCGATCAACTTGCTCAGATCTTTTAAGCGCGCTTCGACCTGCATAGGCGTTACGACACTCATTTATTTTCACCCAAAACAATCTGCGCGCACATATCTTGTACCTGTAATGCAACATTCTCGATGCCGCTTTTAACGATTTGCTTTTTATTTGTAGTGAAATCTAGAGCGCAAATCTGGTCGTAAATCTCAAGGCGAACTTCTGCCTCTAGGCGAGCCATCATTTTCGTCAATTGCTTGGCAAGTTGTTCATCGGTATCTGCGCCAAGAATAAGTTTGCCGTTTTCAATTTTCCAATGATTCTTGTTACAAAAGAGCTTCATAGCATCATTCCATTCTCAGCGTATCGCCACACGATGCACTGGTTGCCTTTGTCATTGAGTCGTGTTGTGCCTGTATCGATAATAAATCCATCCGTAACTAATGAGCCACGAATAGGTCGAACTGTATTGCCATCAAGATGAAGATACTTCTCAATTTCTTGATCGGTTAGCCCGCTGATCCCTCTGTTGATAAACAGTTCGTACACCTTGCGGCGAAGCGTTCCAACTCTTGGCTCGATTTTTGCTCGAGCATCTATTGAAGTCTGCTTCACGATAACTCCTGCACTCTCTTATTAAGCGCATCCTTAATCGTTGTTCCCCGGACTTTTGAATCCAAAAAATCCTTTTCGTCTGCCCAGATCTTGCGCAGAGCATCCACTTCATTTGTTTCTTGGATGATGTCGAGGATCTTTTCTAATCTTTCAAGTTCCTCTGGTGTAAGAGTTCTTACGGCGTAGAGCGGTGTCTTGCGTGGGTTATTTTCATAGCGTTCGACCTTTTCCATTTCTTCGCGTGAAGGTCGCTTGTTGCCAGAAAAAATAAAGTTTGCTAAAGCTCTACCGATCGCGGAAGTTTCGCACACTTCAAGCGCGGAAGTCTTTGTCACCATAGACGAGCCAACAATTTCTTCAGCCATTCCGCTTGTTACTGAGCGATCATCTTCACGATCTGTGTAAACCCACGCTTGCACAATGAATCGAGATCCATCGTTGTGCATAATCTGAGTATGAATGCGCCCGTTAGGAAATTGTTCCCAAAACTTTTTGATACGGGATTCGACTGTATCGTAATCTTCTAAGTTAAAACGACCTGCCATTTTATTTGCCTTTCGCTACTGGATAGGCTTGTTCAGCCGTCCATTTGTTGTTGTTTTTATTTATCCTTGCTTCTGCCTTCTCTAAAGCATCTTCTTCATCTAGCGCGTTGATTGTGATTATTTTTTCAGTCATCAAAATAACTTGGTATCTAGGCATCTTATGCACCAAACCATTTCAATAACATAACAAAATGCTCCATTGGCATTTCATTATTTTTTATTTCTTTGTACAAGGTTCGACCTCTGCGCTCGTTGATAACGCGAATTGCCCGATGAAACGAATTAATGTGAAGTCCAGATTTTTTGCTCGCTTCAATCATAAAATCTTCTAAATTAACTTGAGTAATCATTTATGCACCAACTTTGTATTCAAATTTGCGCACCCAAAGCTGAGCATTCTTAATTGAAGAATGAAACTGTTTGGTTGATTCATCAATTGCTACTGAACAAAATCCAAACTTTTCAACCATCTCGGGATCAATTTTGGCTGAATACCATTCGTTAGGACCACCGTTGTAAACAAGAAATTGATTATCAATAGTCTTGTATGTCCAACCATTTACGCGGTTAAACTTAATTTCTTTCATTTCTAACCCGCCTTCGCTTGGGATCCGTTCTCTCGGATCTGTTAAGACGGACAGTAATCGATAGATTACGAAAGGTCAAAAACCGACACGCCAAAGCGATTTATGCAAGGATTGACCTATGATTCGAGTCCAGATCAGTCTGTGGAGCCTTGCCGTGATGGTCGAGGCTGATATCAAGTACCCAGATCAGATTGATGATGTCGTAAATAGAGCCAGTACGCTCTTTGTGACTGGTTTAATGGCGGCTAAGAATCAAGATATTGACATCACTCAGCCTACGCTCAATGAGTCGCTTCCAATCGATTTTGACGATCTAGATGAGGATTAGACAAATTGAGTAAAAATGTCTATTTTGCCACCCGAGAAGTTGTCGCAAGCAATCGCCGCTTCAATTGAAAGTTTTATCAGTTTTTTAGCAGATTCCGGTGATTTAGCATTCTCAGCACCTAGAGCAACTAAAGCCCCTAGAGCGTAATCGCCGCCGCTTCCAGCGCGATAGAGATTGCTAATCGAAGTTTCCCAAGAGTAATCATCTGCAATCTTAAATATCCGACCTTTGACGGCAACTAGCAAATCATTATCGTGTCTGACTGTTTCTTCTTCTTTCTTCCATTCTGAGCCAGATTCAATAAGTTTCTTGCGAAGTGACGGGATAAAAAGTCTTGTCATATAGCTCTCGGGAGTTCCACGATAGCGTGGAGCAGTCCACCCATATTCAAGAATGTTAAGCCCTCTAACTGCGCCAGAACCGGCGATCAAAGTTGGTCCATTAGCAAAAATCTTTGAGTCGCGCATATAAATATATGAGCCATCGATGTCACTTGCTTTTGAGTCTGCGCCTAATACGCACCAACCATTACCTTGAACACCGACGAGCGTAGTCATTAGTCAAGCCATACCTTGTAAGCGGCAGTCACTCTGCCTTTGGCGGGATCAACGAAATGCAATCGTTGTGATGGTGTTGCGCTGGCTGCCAACATAACTCCCGCGTAACGATTGTCACTTTCCGTACTTCCCGTTTGATAGACAGAGCCTTGACCATTTGCCATTGCCCATTCGGCGTGCGTGTGATAGTGACCGATGTACACATCTCTGAATTCCCAAGGATAAGACCCTGATCTCCATCTGTTTGCGTGTTGAACGATTGCACCGGGGCTTGCAAATCCATTACGACCGACCTCATCTCCGTGAATTAAAAGAGCTTTGTAATTTCCGATTTCAACGCGCTGGATATCTTCTGGACATTCTTGCCAAGTTAAACGCTTTTCTCCTGCAAGAAGTTGCCGCGCTAGTTCGTAACACATTCGATCGAAGTTATCAGAGCGAGGTACATTGTCGCGCTTTGATCCGATACGCCCGTGATTGCCCCACTCAGGTACGACAGTCACTTTAGAATAGTTAGCGAGCGCATAACGCACTACATCTACGCATAAACGACTAACATTTACATATTGCTCAAACAAAGTCGCATCGATTTCAAACGCTTGTGACGGGAAGTTAAAAAGCCCTTCGACCATATCTCCGCCGAACATAATCACGCACTCATTCACAGGGTGATCTGCTCGCATAATGTCGGTGATTGCAACCGCTTTTTCGGCAAACTGCATCACGCGCTTATACATAATTTCAGAGTTGTACGAAGTAGTTTTCTTAGCACCCTGCCAGTCGGTCATATGCCAGAGTGCCACCTCTGCTTTTTTCTTTCCTTTTGGTAAAGGTCGTTCTGGTACTGGTTTAATCTCACCCAATCCCAAAACTGCATCGTACGCGGCTTGGTGTGTGACTTGAACAAGTTGTTCGGTGCGATCTTTTGCTTGCAAAAGTTGTTTTTGAACACGCATAAGAGCTTTACGAAGTTCGACAACATCTTTCGATTCGATCCCTTCTGGTAACTCATTCAAGCGATCGGCGAGGCTCATTCGATGCCCATAATCGTTTTGCCGTGTTTTGTGTAGCCCTCTTTATCAAGCCAAGAATCATCCTTGTACGGGTTGTGAAAAAGTCGCACAGACTTCAGCGCATCCATCATTAGCGCAACTTGATATGCAGGGATGTCATCTTCTAATTTAAGAAAGCCAGCCCACACGCGACCAATAGCGGTGAACTCGGTGAACGCAT